CTTTAAATGACGGCTCCAGTATTAGTGAAGTTGTAAAACTATTAACTGCCGAAGGTTTCACAAAGATTAGGGCAAAGTTGATAGCAAGGACTGAAACTGTAACGGCTGCAAATCAAGGTGCTGTTTTTGCTGCTCAAAGTGTTGGTTTAAATATGGATAAGATTTGGATTAGTGCAAGGGATAGCAGAACAAGACGCTCACCACGTGACAAATTCGACCATTTACACATGGACGGCAAAACAGTAGGAATGAATGAATTTTTTAATGTTAGTGGTCAATTAATGGCACAGCCAGGAGACCGAAAGAATGGGGCAACGGCTGGGAATATTTGCAATTGTAGGTGTACTGTTGCTTTTATAGAAAAAAAATAAATTTGGTAATTTAAAAAATACTACTTTTACAAAAAAAATGAAGGCTTTTTATAAATATAGCAGCTTTACAAATGGGGCCAGTTTTAAGGACTTAGACACTAAAGCTGGTATAGTTACGGGCTATTTTAGCAGCTTTGATACTGTGGACGCTTATAAGGAACTTGTAAGAAAAGGTGCATTTAAAAAAACAATTAGTGAAAACTTAAATCGAATAAAGCATCTACAAAACCACAACCCTTCGCAGCCATTGGGTAAATTACAAGTTTTAGCCGAAGACACAAAAGGGCTTTATTATGAAAGCAAAATAGGAAATCATACTTTAGGGGTTGATTTTTTAAAAATGGTTGAAAGTGGGTTAATTACCGAACACAGTATAGGCTATTCTGTTATTCAACAAAGAAAGGAGGATGATTATTTGGAGTTGTTGGAACTTAGGCTTTGGGAAGGTAGCAGTCTTACAGGGTGGGGCGTAAATGAAAATACACCACTTACAGGCGTTAAAGCTCTTGATGGCATTAAATTAGAAGATATTGAAGCAAGGGTAAAATCTTTAGAAAAGTTTTGTAAAAATAGCGATGCCACAGATGAAACAATAGAACTACTATTGTTGGAACAAAAACAATTAGCACAAATTATTATTGACTTAAAGCAACACAATACACCTCCCGTTGTTGAAACAGAAGTGTCATTAGCTAAAGCAATAGAAGCAATACAATTATTTAATTTTAAAAACACTTTATAAGTAATGGAACTTAAAGAATTTTTGGCTCACTTAGAAGATATGAAATCTAAGATTGAAGCCGCAAACGAAAAAAATACCAACGAAAAAATTAAGGCGTTGGAAGAACAATTGGCAAAAGTAAAAGGGTTACCTGAAACCGTTACTGCCGAAGAATTAATTAAATTAAAAGCTGATTTTGCTACGCAAGTTGATGCTTTTGATAAATTGCAAAGCCGTGTAAAAGCTATAAAAGAAGCTGCTACACCACAAGCCCAGGAAAGTTTTGGAAGTTTATTGCAAAAAGCTATTACCGAGAAAACCGATGATATAGCAAGAATGAAGGAAAAGAAGCAGAAGTCAATTAGCTTTGAATTGAAAGCTGTAGGTGATATGACTTTTGCAAACAACTTTAGCACTGCAAACACTTCAACAGCTTTTGTAAAGCCTGGCATTATTGAACTACCGAAAAGAAAATTGCATATCCGTGATTTAATTACAGGTGGTGCAATGGGGACTTCTTCTACATTTAATTATGTTAAAGAAGTTGCAGGTGAAGGTAGTATAGCAACTGTTGCTGAAGGTGCAACTAAGCCGCAATTTGATTTGGATTTAACAGAAGCACAAGTTCCAGCACAATGGATTGCAGGGTTTTTAAAGATTAGTAGAAACATGTTGGATGATGTTACTGGCATGACTACTTTCTTAAACAGCCGTTTACCTGAGTTGCTTTTAAGAGTTGAAGATAACCAACTACTTAACGGTAATGGTACAAGTCCAAACTTAAGCGGTATTACTGATAGCGGTAATCATACTGCCCCTACAAGCGGAGGTTCTACAATTGATGTAGAGCAATTAGTTGAGGCAATTGCACAGTTAGAAGGTTACGACCGTGAGGCAAATGGTATCTTACTACACCCAAGCGATTACTACAAAATTTTGTTAAATAAGTCAGGTGGTAGTGAGGAATACGATTTACCAAGTTTAGTAACATTTATCAATGGTCAATTGTATGTTGGTGGTGTTCCTGTGTTCCGTTCTACTGCTGCTGCGTTAGATAAATTTATTGTTGGGGATTGGGTAATGGGTGCAAACTTAATTACTCGTGAGCCAGTAAAGATTGAAATATTTGAGCAAGATGGAACAAACGTTCAACAAAACAAATTGACCGTTAGAATTGAAGAAAGAGTAGCGTTTCCAATTTATGGGGACAACTACTTTATTTATGGTGATTTTGGCAATGTTACATAGGATTTTAGTATTTAAGTGGATGAAAGGGAGGGGCAACTCTCCCTTTTTTTAAAAACAAGTATCAATGGTTTACAATGCGGTTTTAGACGTTCAATTTTTTAATGAAGATGTTGTTGAGCCAGTAACAACGCAAGAAATATCTACTTATTTAAAACTGAATAGCGATGTGGATATTTCTTTAGCTATTGCAACGGCTAAACGTGCTAGGCAAATGTGTGAAAGGTATGCTAACATAAGCATTATGTATAGAACCGTTAAAGCTATAATCTGTAATTTACAAGGTGGTATATTATTGCCGTATGGCCCAGTTGTTAACTCGGGTGGAATAATTGTAAAAAATAAATCTGGGCAATTAGTAGATTATGAGTTAAGTCCTAAATTAACGCTCGCAGCTTTTTTAAATTTAATTTCACCATGTGAAAATTATTTATATGTTGAATATAGTGCTGGGTATGCTTTTGACGACGGGCAGAATGCTAACTACCCACAATGGGCAAAACAAGCTATATTACAACAAACAGCTTATTTATGGGGCAATAGAGGTGATGAAAGTTTTGGTATGAGCAATATGGCTAAAACAACATTAGAGGCTTATAAAAGGGTTATGTAATGGCAAAACTATTAATTAGTGAATTTACTGAACAAATTACATTTTTAAATAGTGTAGTTACAACCGATGCTGGTGGTGGTGTAATAAATACTATATCGGCTACTGGTGTTACTGTTTGGGCAAAGGTTGAAACATTAGGGAATAGCCAAAACCAAAATGAAAGCATGACAAACGATTTAGTTTCTTACAAAGCAACTATAAGAGATTGGGCAGATATTAGTTGGAATACAAAAATGGTTGCAAGATGGAATTTTAATAATTTTAATATAACATCGTTTAAGAAAAAAAAAATTGGCACGTTTGAATATTTGGAACTTAATTTTGTACACATAAATAATGGCTAGTTTTGAAATAAAAAATTTAAGTGCTATTTTTACGCAAATTGATAATTATAGCAACAATTTAAAAAGTTCTTTAAAAAAGGAAATAAACAATTGGGCAGCCGAAGTAGTTTCTTTAGCGAAGCAAAAATCCCCTGTAAATAATGGTAAGTTACGCAACGCAATAACAGCAGATTATGCAACAGAAAGTGAATTAGTTGCTAAAGTTAGTGTGCTGGTTAATTACGCTGCTTATGTTGAATTTGGTACACGTGGTTATGCAAGTAATTATGTTAGTAGTTTGCCGAATGATTGGCAAACGTATGCCTCCAGTTTTAGAGGCAAAGGAGCTGGCGGTACTTTTGATGACTTTTTGTTAGCAATAATGGAATGGGTTAAGGATAAGGGGCTGGCTGGTACTTATAGTGTTAAGACACAAAGGCGGACTGGTGCAAAAGGTGGGCAAATATTTGAAGATGCAGAAGTTGCTTACCCAATTGCACTATCTATTTTAAGAAAAGGTATAAGACCACAGCCCTATTTATATCCTGCTTATAAAGAAGCTGAAAAAAATCTTTTAGAACGTTTAAAAAAATATGAGAAGTCCTAATTATGCAGTACGAGTGGCGTATAAAAATTTGATACAATCAAATGTAATTATTGGTAGTAATTATGTTCCTGTTTATTACCAATATGCCCCGCAAAGTGTTGCAGATAAGTATGTTATTATGACTTTACCAAGTCATAATGAACTTGGAACTATTGGGGAAGTTAAGACAAGCACTTTATCGGTTCAATTAAAGATATGCACTAAAGGGCTTGAAGGAAATAATGGTAAAATTGCGGATGATATTGCGGACAAAATTTTAGACACAATTTACCCTAATAAAGTATTTCAAATTAGTTTGAGTGATTTTGGTTTTACTTGTTTTAGCACAAGATTAGTAAACGATACGATAAGTAATTATCAAACAGATGGAAGTTTAGTCTATATTGATAGAATTATTACTTTTGAACATATTATTTATAAAAATTAAAAACAAAATAAAATGGCAGAACATGCACCAATAGTAGGCTCGATACTACTTTTTATCGATCCTTTAGGCGGCACAACATACGATACAGTAGTGTGTTTAACAAACATTTCACGTACAAATGAAGTAGCTGTAATTGAAGCCGACAGCGTTTGTGGGGCTAACAAACAACCTGGTATTGTTTCTTTTTCAATTGAGGCCGAAGCATATCATTTACAAGACCCTGCAACTGGTAAACTTAGTGGTAGCGACTTAAGAGCTTTAATGTTGGCAAAAACAATAGTAGGTTACAAAGTGGGTCCAGCTTCACCAGTAACAGGTGATGAAGTTGAGACAGGGAAAGCCTTTATTGCAAGTTTAAGTGACACCTACAACTACAATGAAGCTGCAAGTTTTAGTTTAACTTTACAACCAGTAGGCACGCCAACATTTGCAATAACCACATAATTTTATGAGTTACATACAAATTGAAATTGGTGGTAAGCAAAGAGGCTTAAAGTTTAATGAGTTAGCTGTTCGAAAGTACAGTGAAATCGTTATGCAAGACGTTGCCAATGGCTTAAGTAATGATAGTGATATAGCCTCAAATGGCATATACGCTATGTTTTATGGCGGGTTAATTGGCAATGCTTATGTAAAACGTGAGGCAATAGATTTTAAGTTTGAAGATGTTTGCGATTGGGTAGAGGCTTTGAATGTTGATGTAATTAAGCAAGTTAGTGCATTATTTATTGAGTGCAATAAGTTTAAAGAACTATTGACAAATATTAAAGCAACTACCCAAAAAAAAAAGAACCCAAGACAGACAAAGAAATAGCTAAATATTTTTTTAAGCGTGATAGTTTTTTTTTAGGCGTTTTAGGGCTTAGTGAGTACGAATACTACACTAACAGTCCATACACAAATTATTGCAAAGAAGAGGGCTATTATACACATTTAGAAGATATACAGCATATTCATAGGTTTGCTGCTTACAGGGTGCATCAAAGTTTGGTAAAGAAGCCTTTAAGTTTGGATAAGTTTTGGCAAATTGGTGAAAAAACCAACGAACCTGAAAGAAGGCAGTTTACTGTTGAAGAGTGGAAAAAAATTAAAGAAATTCACGGTATAAAATAATAAAATGGTAGCAGCTTTAGAAATTAAGGCAGGGATTGAAACAGTTGAAATAAACAAAGGCTTTACCCAAATAAAAGATGGGTTAAAAGATGTATCTACCAGCATTACTGCATCACAAAATAATTTAAAGAATTTTGAGAACGCTTTAAAAAAAGCAACCAACCCAAAAGAGGTTGAATATTTACAAAGAAGTATATCCACCTTAAAAGGTCAACTTGAGGTTTTAAATTCCACACAAAATAATTTATTAGGAACACAGAGCAGATTTGTTGCTGGGTCAAACCAAGCAAGCCAAGCACTAATAAATTTAGGGAGGGTGGCACAGGATGCCCCTTTTGGATTTATTGGTATAGCTAACAACTTAAACCCTTTACTAGAAAGTTTCCAAAGGTTAAAAGTTGAAACAGGCTCTACTAAAGGGGCTTTACAGGCTTTAGGTGGGAGCCTCATGGGTGCAGGAGGGTTAGGGTTGGCATTAAGTGTTGTTACTGCAGCTGTAAGTTTTGCAAGTATGGGTTTTCAAATGTGGGGCGTTAAAAACGAGGAAGCAAAGAAAAAAGTTGACGAACATAAAAAAGCTATTGATAGTATTTATAGTAGTGTTGCTGGTGAAGCAGCTCAAGTACAAAGTTTAATTGCCGTTTTACAAAGTGAAACCGCAACAAGACAAAGAAAAAACAATGCCTTAGCGGAATTAAAGAAAATGCAGCCCGAAATTTTTAATGGGTTAAAAATGGAAGGTGACGCTGTTATAGGTTTAGATGCAGCGTATAAAAATTATATTGCCAACTTACAAACTGTTATAGCTGTAAAAATTAAGCAGCAACAACTTGAGAAAGTTACGGAACAATTGCTTAAAAATCAAGGTGTAACTTTAAGTAAGAATGAAAAGGATATTGTTAATAGTTTTAAAATTATTGGGGACGGCATAAAATCGCAATTGCAGTCGCAAGGTCGAATTAATGAGTTAAATAAAATAGATAGCAAGGAAAATGAAACTAAAGCAAAACAAGCTAAAGAATACAACGCTTTAATAGCTGAACAAAAAATGCTTTTTAACGATTTGAAATCATTACAAGAAGGGGTTAAAGTTGCCGAACAAAAAACAAATACTGAAAGACTTAAAAATGGCAAAACTTATTTAGACGTAATCAAAGAACTTAGATCTGAGCAATTAAAATTACAAACTCAGTTTAAGTTTGAACAAATAGACTTAACAGAACTTACAAAAGGCATACAAGACGCTTATAAAAAGGCAATTGGAGAATTAGGCAAAATGAATGCCCCAACAAAAGTAATTACTACAATTGCTGAAGAATTAAATATTAAATTTGATAGATTAAAAATTGCAGACGATGCCCCAATTGTTGCACCAGTTGAATTAAATGTAACCCCTAAATTAGATGTTGCTGCTATTCAAAAAGATGCTGACAGTTGGTTTAAAATGATTAGGGATAAATACCAAACCGAAATAGGGCAATTCCAAGCAATAACACAATTGGCGGTTACAAATGCTTTTACTTCTTTTGGTGAAGGGATTGCATCAATGGTTCAAGGTGGAAACGTATTAGACGCTTTATTTGGTAATCTATTTAGAACATTTGGTGATGCCTTTGTTCAATTTGGGAAACAAATAGTAATTCAATCTGCTTTAATGCAAAAAATAAGACTAATGTTAGGTGCTGGGAAATTTAGCAATTCTTTAGCTTTAGGCTTAGGAATGATTGCTGCTGGTACTTTAATGAAAGGCATAAGAATAGGTAGTAATGCACAAGGTACAGACTATTGGCGTGGGGGTTTAACCATGGTTGGGGAACGTGGACCAGAATTAGTAAGTTTGCCTCGTGGCAGCCGTGTAACCCCAAACCATGAAATGGGGGCAATTGGTGGTGGCATGGATTTGAATATCCAACCAGTAACTATATTTAGAGGTACAGAATTATTAGTTTATTTTAACAGGGTAACACAATTAAATAATAGAGTAGGCTAATGAGTTATGGTTTACGATATTTCTCACAGTTTAGTGATTTGAATAATGCAAATTATTCTTTAGAAATTTGGCAAATAAACTATTCAGGTAATGCTAATAGGGTAACTGCTGGGGCAGTACCAGTTATTCATACATGGGATAAAGACGACCCTAAAGCAGCTATTAAAGGAAGCCAATTAACTATTAATTTAATTAATGAAGGCTTTTTGCCTTTGACTTCATTTTACAGCGAAGAGGACAATGCTTTTCAAGTAATATTATTTTGTGGAGCAGTTACACTATTTAACGGCTTTATTGTTCAAGATGACTGCACCGAAGAACTGGTTGATTACAACCACTTAATAAGTTTAACAGCAACCGATAATTTAGGGCTATTAAAAGATATTACAATAGATGAGGCTTACAGCACTAAAAATTTTAAATACAAATCAATTTTAGATTTTGTATTTGCATGCTTATTCCAAACAAACTTATCATTACCACTTATTATTTATTGCAATTTAAAAGAAGTTTCACAAACAAATTTAAAAAGCACGTTAGAACAAACATTAATAAATCTTCAATCGTTTGTAACCAATGAAAACGAGCAAGTTTATGACAATTGCTATACTACTTTAGAAAAAATATTAACAAGATTTGGGCTTAGTTTATTTCAAGCAAAAGGGCAATGGAATTTAATTAGATGGGATGAATTAAGATACTACAATAATGCTGTTCCATTTCGTTATTTTGATAATGCCCAACAAGAGGTATATTCAGGCGTATTCAACCAAAATTTTGATATTGGCGTTGGTACAAACCAGCCTTTAGAAATTGGGGCTTATAGGAAAATAAAAAGACCTGTAAAATTTTCGCAAGAAACATTTAATTATAAACAACCAGGTAATATAATTACAAACTTAGATTTAAAGCAGTTAGGTAATTTAATAACCAGTTATACAGTAGGTGCAGGCGTGAATTTACAATACTATAATGAGTACCAATTAGTTGGCTGGCAAAATGGCTTTACTTGGACGCCAGCAGGTGGGGGATTGCTTGTGAATACAAACACATACAAGTGTATTAGGGTTGTAAAAGATTTTAGGCAAAAAGAAATTGATAGGTATATTGTAGTTAGGGGTGATGGTGCTCCAGATGATAGAAGTGTAGTAGCGTCTACCCCAATGGAAATAAATGTA